GAATTTAAGTATATTCAGGAACTATTTCACGAAGAACTGTTTTACGATGAAAAAAACCAATTAATTGCTAAAGCTATTTTAAGCTTAAATAACGCATCAAAAACTATCGACCTTATAAATGTATCAAACGAGTTAGAAAGTACGCTTAAAATCAATCCTATTAGCTTTTACGACCTATCTTTGCTTACTAATGATGCTATACTAAATAGGTTCGATGAGAAAATACTTATTTTAAGCGAATTTTACATTAAAAGAAAAATGATGTTTAAGCTTTCAGAACTGTTAGAAAAAACCCAAGAATCAACAAGTGATGTTTTTGAACTTTTAGCAGATAACGAAAAAAATACAAATGAGATATTTAACAAAATTTCTATTAGCAAAACTTTTACAGCTTTGGATTGTGCTATTGAAATGGACCAGCATTTAGTTAAAATAGATAAGTTAGTTGATGGGGAGTTAATCGGTTGTGATACTGGTTTTAGTGAACTTAACAAACTTACTTCGGGTTGGCAAAATAGTGATTTAATTATATTAGCAGCAAGACCTGGAATGGGCAAAACTTCATTAATGCTTAACTTTGTTAATTCGGTTTTAAATCAAAATAAGTCGGTATTAGTATTTAGTTTAGAAATGTCAAAACTTCAACTATATGCAAGGATGTGTTCACAAATAACTAGCATTCCACTTTATAAATTTTTAAAAGAAAAAATGAATCCTTATGAGAAAGAACTTTATAAAAATGAGACTTTTAAGTTATCGAACTCACAATTATTTATTGAAGATAAAAGCGGTATTAGTATAAATTTTATTAAAGTAAAGGCACGAAAGTTAAAAAGAGATAAAGATATTAGCATGATAGTTATTGACTACATTGGACTTATTGACAAAGGTAATAATAACAAAAGTACCAACGATCAAGTTGCGGAAATATCCGGTGCATTAAAAGGATTAGCAAAAGAACTAAATATACCGATTATATTATTAAGTCAGTTAAGTAGGGAGGTTGAAAAGCTAAATGATAAACGACCAATGCTATCACATTTAAGGGATTCGGGAGCAATAGAACAGGATGCGGATATGGTTATGTTTATTTATCGACCTGAGTATTATGGTATAATGGATGATGGAGCTGGAAATTCAACTATTGGTAAGGCAGAATTGATTGTTGCTAAACATAGGAATGGAGCATTAAGCGATATAATTGTTAACTTTAACGGCAACTGTACAAACTTTTATTAACGTGCCGCAGCTATACGAAGGGCGGGAATTTAAAAACGAAATTTTAATATGATGCAGAAAACTTTATTTGAAAACGAAAATTTGATTGAACCACTAAACCCCGCCTTTTGTATAGGTGCTGTTAGCGGCAGTACGGGCAAAACTTACAGGGCTATTCGCCACGATGTAACAAGGGCAAAGCAAAAGCAAAACGCTGATGAAGTTCACCATCCTGACGAAAAGATTAACCAAATTAGAAAGGTTTTATCGGGCATTGATTTAAGTATTTTAGAGTTGTTTTCGGGTAACGGAAATTGCACAAAAATATATTCTGATTATGGAGAAGTATTAGCCTTTGAGAAAAAAGGAACAGTCTATAATTCATTAGTTGAAAACGTAAAGAACTGTATGCTTGTGCAGTGCAATAAAGCCGATAGCTTTTTAGAATTTCATAGGCTAATATTTCTAAAGCAAAAATTTGATGTGGTGGATTTAGACCCTTATGGATTTCCAAACAGATTTTTTCCTGATATATTTTTGCTTATTGATAAAGGAATATTATTTGTAACAATGCCAAAACCTTACGTAAATATTTTGAATGGAATAACCGCAGCACATTTAATAAGCTACTATGGTGAACAAAACCCAAATGAACAAACAATTATAGAACGGATTGCATTGTGGGGGTTATGCCATTGGAGAAAAGTAGAATTGATTGATAGTATAGATTGTAAAAGCGTTTGGCGGTTTGCTTTTGCTGTTGAAAAGGTAAAGGCTACTGATTACACAGGTGTCCGTAATAGGTAGGATGTAGTATTGCCGCTAACTACTTGATAAAACTAATAAATGTAACTCAAATATGAAACAACTAACTAAAAGTAAAACAATTAGGTTTACCGAAACGCAAATGAATAGTTTAAACATTTTACAAAATTATGGAGTTAATATAAATCAATTTGTTAGATTAGCTGTTAAAGAAAAATTACAAAAAGACTGGAAAGAAATTAAAGAAAAAAAAGAAAAAATTAAATATCCTTTTTAATGAATAAGAAAATTAAAGTTAAATATTTAAAATTAGGCAGAGAGAATATTTGGGGACTGGCTCATTGTGGACTTAATCTTATCGAACTTGACATACGATTAAAAGGTAAAAAGCACCTAGAAATATTAACTCATGAAAGTTTACACATATTACTTCCTGAACTGGAAGAAGATGATATTGTAAAACTCAGCGTAATATTAACAAAAACTTTATGGTCGGAAGGATATCGGAAAATAGATAACAATAATGATATGCAATTACAAGATGGTAGTAAGTAATTTAAATTAAATAATAAATGAAAAATAGAAATCTAAATCATAGTGATAATTGGTCTACTCCAAAAGAATTTTATAATAAACTTAATGATGAATTTAATTTTGATTTTGATCCATGCCCTTTAAATGAAAATGAAATAACTCCTGAAAAAAATGGATTATTAATAGAATGGGGACAAAAAAATTATATAAACCCCCCGTACAATAGAAAATTAAAAGAAGCATTTGTAATAAAAGCTATTGAGGAAAGCAACAAAGGAAAGTTATGTGTAATGTTATTGCCTGTATCAACTTCTACAAAATTATTTCATGATATTATAAAACCTAATGCAAATGAAATTAGATTTATAAAAGGTAGAATAAAATTTATCGGAATAAATACAAAAGGAGAACTAGTAGATAATAAATCCCCAATGCATGATAGTATGATTATTGTGTTTGGAAATAATAAATAGTTTACTATAATCCACAAAAACAACCTTAATGTAGAAATTAACCAACAAATAAAAATATGAATTACGAAAAATTTAAACAAATTATTGATTTGCAAATAGCTCACAATAAAAGATCAGATGAACTTTATGCTTTAAAAATTGATTTATTAGATACCTTTAATGAAATTTCTCGTGCAAATGAATTGCTTTGGGAAGAACTATTAACCGAAAATGGTGATTATCATTTATGTTATTATCTATACGAAATGAATGGTATGTATGGAACCCCTAATCTAAACGAAGAATATAAAGACACAAAAGAGCTGTATGATTATTTAATAGAAAACAAAGGATTTAAATGAATGTAACCGATTTTAACAAAGTAATTGAAAAAAGAATTGATTTGATTAAGTTAATTATGTTATCGAAAGGCAAAGAATATTCAACCGATTCCGATAAGTTCCATAATTTTAAACAGTCAGTAGGTATAAGCTTTCATACATGCCCTGAGAAAATAGCTTGGGAATTTGCTGTTAAACATTTTCAATCCATAAAAGATACTTTAGATTCAGTTGATAATGGAGCTGTAAACTATACCGATAAATATATTGAAGAAAAAATCGGGGATGCAATTAATTATCTTATTCTTATTGAAGGGATGTTAAAAGAACGTTTATATGATAACAATTAATAGTTTAAGTGGTGGTAAAACATCAAGTTATTTAGCAGTTCATTATCCAGCTGACTATAATATATTTTCATTGGTAAGGATTGAAGATAAAAGATGTACTCCAAAAGACTTAAAACTTGTACAATTAATATCTGATAAAATTGGAATGGAATTTATTGCAACTGCTGAAAGTGATTTAACATTAAAGGCAGTTATAGATTTAGAACAATTAATACAAAAAGAAATAATATGGGTTACTGGAAATACATTTGATAAATTAAATAAAAAAAGAAATGCATTACCTAATCAAGCGTGGCGATTTTGCACTACTGAAATGAAGATGCGACCTATTTTTGATTGGTGGTTTAAGAATATAGGTGAGAAAGTTAAAATGGGGATTGGTTTTAGATACGATGAAATGGAACGAGCCGAAAGGTTAAGTACTTCATTTAAAGGAATAGTTGGTAAGTCAAAAACAGGCAATAGGAATAAATGGGATGACTTAGAATGGAGACAAGGTTACTTTCCTTTAATAGATAATAAGATTACACATTTTCGAGTTAAAGAATGGGCCGATAAAAGTGGTATAATATTTCCTAAAGATAGTAATTGTGTAGGGTGTTTCCACAAGCCAATACAACAACTTCGTAAAAATTGGGATTTAGAAACTAATAAAATGCAATGGTTTGCAGACCAAGAAAAAAAAGCAAGGTGGAAAAAAGAAATGAATTACGAGCAAATTAAACAAGTTGGATTGCAGAATGATTTTAATTTTGGAACTGGTAGTGGATGTCAAGCTGGATTTTGTACTGATTAAAAAAAGTTTACTTGACTAAAGCAAAAACTAAACAGGATACTCCGAAAATAATACTGATTCCTTTTAACCGCTTTTGTTTTTTAACCTCCAGGTTTAAACCTTTCATCTGAATGGTTAATGATTTGTTTTCTTCGTCTTTAAACTTAATTATAGTTACTTGATTTCCGATAATAGTTTGTAACTTATCTTCATTCTTTTTATATAAATTAACCTGGTTACCTTTAAAAATTAGTTGTTGCTGGCATAATGAATCTGCTAAATAGTATGCTTCAGCTTTATGGTATTGTTTTGCTAAGAACTTAGCTTTATCGGAACTAAAACAAATTAAAGTATCTTTGTTATTTATAATTAAACTTTGAGAATATGCTGTCAAATTCAGCAACAAGGTTATTATTATTAAGCGAATCAATTTCATTTACTTTTGTTTTATATTTTATTATTACTGTTTGTTTTTTATTCTCCAATACGTTTAGCTCCTGAGTGTATTTATTTATAATAACTTTATTCTTTTTTATATCGGAATACAAGCTATCATTAACTTTATTCAAACTATCAATTTCTATTCTATAATCTTGTATTATTCCTAACTCATTGTAAGGAGAATAAAGAAACCACAATATTAATAAATGAACACATAATGTTATCAAGCACAAAATAACCGATTTATTGAACATGACAAATATTATTTTCTTGTACTGAATTTATCAATAGTGGTTAATCCTAAACAACCAAAAGCCAATGCTGTAACACATTCTACTAAGGTATCTGATGGCTTTATGTGTTCGGGTGTAAACTGATTAGCAAATAAAGTAGCACATAACATAATAGTACATATAATTCCACATACTCGTTTACTAGATACTATTCCGCTTTCATCTTGTAATATTTGTTTTATAAAGTTTTTCATTTACCCTAATTTTGTATGATAATTATTCTTTTTTACCCCTACTTTTGGTTATCTTACTTTGTAGTTTCTCGATTAACATCTCAATCCGTTGCTCCAATAATTCTATTCTTTTTTTGAGTTCGTTGATTTGTTCTTCGTAAATTGTAATTACTTTGTTATTACCCGATGCTTTTAATTCGTTTCTACTTTTAAAGTAATCCCAAACATCTTTACCTTTGAGTACACCTATTAAGGCGACTACTATGCCAATAATAGAAACCTGGTCCATTTTATTTACTTGATAAAATTTGTTTTCTGTTTTTAACTGTATAAGAT